AAGACACAGCGGCTGTGGTGCTAGATGATGGGATTGACACGTTCTGGAATTGACCAGCGGTAATCACAGCAGGGCTAACAGTCACTTGCATTGTGCCGTCAGTTGCGGTCACAGCAGACTTCACAACAAAGTTGCGCAGTTTGTTTGTGCCGTAGGCTTGACGATTTTGGGGGTTAACTGCGTACACGCCAGCAATCTGGAATGTGTCACCAGCGTTCAAAGCAACAGTACCAGTAGCTGTCAATGTGATTGTGCTAGAAGAAGCCCAACCTGTTGACAAGAAACCAGCGGCTGCTGTTGTAGAACAGACGGCTGTACCAGCGAATGAGCCAAAAGTTTGGCTTACCACGTTCTGATCCATCTTCCAGTTCATACCAGCAGAGTCACGGCCCATCAAGCCCTTACGGTATTGCTCACCGATGGCTTCTTGAGGAACGAACAAACCCTTCAGGCTGTCCACGATTGTTGCGCTTGTGAAAGGCTCAACGATACATGAACGACGGCCGTCACGGGGTGCGCCTTCAGAGTCAAGGTAAGCACCAGCGGTCAAATAGGTGATCAAACCTGTGGGGGGTGTACCAGCAGTACCAACGATATTGGCTGTGTTCAGAGTGGCCATAGCCATACCGTCACGGTCAATCTTGTTAGCGATAGCGGCAATAGCGGGCTTCAACACGCGGTCAGAGAACATATCCAAGGACAGAGCCAAGTCTTGTGTTGTGAACTGTGTGTCAACGTGGAATTGAGTGGCAAGAGTAACGGGAACTGATGTCTCGTTAAAGTCTTCAACATTCAATGCTGGGCCAGTAGTACCGATGAAACGACCAGGACGGCGGACGTTTACGGTGTTACCGATTTTTGCGCCTACGACAGCGAATTGGTCGTCATAGTTGCGGTCTACTTCTGAAGTGAATGTTAATTCGTTCTCTAAAACCATTAGAGCTTCATTAGTAATTTTTGAAATCGTCAATAAATTGTTACTCACGATGTACTCACTTTCTTTGCTTAATTAATACTAAAAGATTAGGTTTACCGAATCTTCCCAGATTTGCGTGCGGCCTTCCAAGCCTGATATGAACCATGAAACTCGCCATTGGCGGAAATCGGTACATCTGGCTTACCTTGCCCACCACGAATCGGTTGAATCGGTGTCGGTGCTTTACTTCTCACAACAGGGGCTGTTTGCTCAGGTTTAGATTCAAACCTAGCCTCCAGTTTTCCAATCTCTCTAAGCGCTGCATTTGGGCTTAAACCAGCGATTTTTTTGGCAAGGTCGTTGTTTTCAGCTAGGTGATACAGGATTCTTGGGCCTACATCACTCTCCAGAATTGCATCTCGGACTGCGTTATTCACGACAACATCACTAGATGCGACCAAATCATCAAAATCGGGCAATTCCGCTTTAGCCGCCTGAACTTTCTGCGCCCAAGATTCGATGACCTTTTGTTGCGCTTCTTGCTCTTTAGCCAAGGCTTGTTGCCTATCCCGTTCAGCCAACGCTCTTTCTGTTGAAAACTCTGCTAGAGCCTTCGCATACTCAAACGCATCGCTGAACTGGCTTGGTTGTGGCTCTTGATCAATATTAACGGCCTGTTGAGGCTGTTTCTGTTGCTCTAGTGCCGCCAAACGCTGTTCTAAATCTAACCTTGCTTGGCGCTCTCGCTGGGCTTCTTGCCTAGCTTCCTCGCGTTGCTTGGTTATCTCTGAAAACCGCTTTTCAAGTTTAGGATTTTGCTTACGCTCACCCTCTTGGTTTGCTTCCTTTTCTGCCTCTTTCGGTTCACTCTGTTCTTCCTGGACTTCTGGCTCGGTTTCTTCTACCGCCTCAGTATCCGCAGGGGATTCAGCTAAACCTAATCTGTTTGCATAAAATTCTGCTGCATTTTCGCTTGTCAATACATGACCCGCTTCTTTATCGGACATACGTATCCCTACGATTAAGCCCTGTGAACCTCACAGGTAAGGTGTGGTTAATCTACCACAAAATTATTTAAATTCAAATAGCCCGTTCAGTTGTCTCTGCACTAGCATTTTTTAACGAATTTCTGTCCATGTGCGCCAACAAAAGGGCTACTTGCGCTTTCATTTGCTCAATTTCAAGCTGAGTCTGCGTTTTCAGGACTGTATCGTGCGCCTGACCATCAACTTTGATGCGCATTTCATCACGGTCGCTCTGCTCACGCAATTCAATCTCATGGGCGCGGTTTGTCTCTTTAATCAAAGTACGCTTAGTTTCTGCGTCCTGTTTGACTTGCTCAACGTCTTGACGCTGTTTAATGAGCATCTGCTGTGACTGAAGCGCTTGTGTGAGTTCCTGAATCTTCTTCTGCGACATAGCCAGTTGCATTTGAATTTGAGGAGGAATCTTAGACTTATCGTCAATTTGTGCCATTGGGTTGGCTGCGGCAAGGCGGTCAGCAATGATGTCAGCACCAGGCCAATCCATGTTGCGGAACACCAAATCACCAGCAATGTCCATTAGCTTGGGGGCAGCAGACATGAGTGGCAACATATTGTCCACAGCTTCCTGACGCTTGCTGTTGTAGCCAGGGCCTGTCTCCATCACCACATCGTATTGACCAACGCTAATGTCGTTTAACACACGACCCACAGAGTCACGCTGGTTGATGGTCAATAGTTCTGGCTTGCCGTCATCTCCAATGATGCGCATGACACGCTCTGTGTCGTAAATCTTGGGGATTAAATCAAGGCAAATTTTGCCGATGTGGGCAATAGAACGTGTCAGGTTGTCGTAATAATCAAAGTTTGTCAGGTCAACTTGTTGTTGCTGACCGTTCAATGCCTTGCCTGAAATGTTGCCTTGACCAAGCTGTGCAGGGTCAAAAATGCCCATGATTGTTTTAATGTCGTTATCCACACCAGCCGCTGCTGCCATAACGCCAGTTGGAGGCGGCTCTGGTTGCATTCTTGTTGGAGGAGGCGCTGGGCGACCATCAATGTCGGTTTGCTTGTAGCGCAAGACAGGGAATGACCTTACGTTAGCTTGCGCCCAATCATTTTCGTGATTCTCGTCTTGACCTTCTGCCATGATCCACTTGGCTTTAGGCGCAAGTGCAACAGATTCTGTAATAGAAGTCTGCCAGAAGTTGTACATACGCTGTGGGTCTTTGGCATAGCGAATCATGCCAAACTTCTTGCGCTTGTCACCAATAACGATGTGGCGACCATAAACGGGGACAATAGGGATGTATTTACCAGCCCAATCACGTTCCTCAAGAATCTCAACCGCAGTCATCTTGACATACTTGATTGTTTTCTTGAATGAATCACGCTTATCCACCACGGTAATGCCGTAAGCCTCAAGACGCTTAAAGAAGTCTTTGTCATCAGCAAATGTCGCTGAACCATCACTCAAAAGGTACAAAGAAGCCTTTTCCCTGACTGTGTAGTAATACTCAGCAAGGCGAATATCCTCTTTGGTAATCCATTCAGACTGCGAGTCGCCAGTTCCACGCTGTGTAAAACTTGTGCCGCCGTCATCCGCATCAGGGTACAGCTTGCGGAACTCGCTCTTGAGCATCATTGTTGTAATTAAACAACGGTCTGCATCTGAGCCGTCAGGCAATACTGAATTGGGATCAAAGTACACCGTGAATGGGTTATCCACAGGGTCAATGTAGATTTCCTGATCAAATGAATCTTCGGAAATGTAGTCTGTGCGCACCCGCATATAGCCCCAACCCATGCGAACAGCATACTCAAATGCGTTGTCATAGGCGTGATCTGCGTTGGAATTGACCTCAATGTGACGAACAATGCCCTGAATGGTCTGTGCGTCCACCATGTCATCATGCGTGTTTGTGGCATGAACTTTGATGCGAGGGCGCTGCTGGCGCTGTTGGTTAGAAACTTGGCGGCAGTAATTGTCCACCTTGTTTACAGTAATTACGGGCCTTGATTCCAGATTTCTCGAATTTTGCAATTCAACAGGCCATTGATCACCACCGCCAAACTTCAGGTCTTCTAAAGCCTCTTGGCGATTCATTGTGTCTGCATCGTTAGCAAACTTTAGGAAGTCGATTGCTTCCTGAATTCGTGAGTCGTAATCATCAGCCATGATGTTGCCCTAAATGTGATATAGCCATTTTACGCCATCCAAGAATGTTGGCTACCATAATTTGCGTTTGGTCTGGGTTTCCTCGTCTGCCGAGGCTCATTTACCATCAAACCGATGTATCTAAACGCATCAGCGCCATGCGAATATTGGTCGTGCAAAGGCGTTTTGCTAAATTGCTTGGTGTCTGGGTCAACATCGTAACGGTAATGCCTTAGACATTGCAAGCCCTCGTGACAGTTTTCCCTGTCAAACCAGCAGTTTCTAAAAATTGTCCTTGCCGCGTTGATTGAGTCCAATATGGGCGTTTTAGGAATAATCTTGGTCTTGTATCCCGCAGACCTGACGATTTCCTCAATACTTCTGCCGTTGGCTGCCAGAGTCTTGTTCTCGGCATCGTGTGGCAACCATAGCGTGTCGTAGATATAGCCAAACGTCTGCATCTTAGCCAGGTAGTCGCTCATGGTCTGCTGATTGCCTTCCATGTAACGGATTAGGCGTGTTTCCATGCCTATAAACTGCAAGAACCAGATGGCTGTGGCATCAGACCATCCAAGGTCAAAAATCGCGTGTACGGGCTTCATAGGGTCGTAGTTGACCTTTGTGATGCGCCCATCCAACTCTGCCATTTGCATTTCTTTGGCAAAGATAGCGCCATCGACCGTCTGGCGGCATAAACCTTCCCAAACCACGTTGTAAGCCTGTGGGTCGCGGAACTTAAGCGCATCTTTCTCTAGTCTTAGCGTCTCAGGAAACCAAGGGTTATCCGACCAGTTGATTTTAGTGACGATGCAATCTTCTGGCGGGTTTAGCACAAACCGCTGGTAAGTTTCGTCTGTCTCCAACTCAGGATTGAACGTAATCCAGATTTCTGACTTTTCCTTACGAATCGTTGGAATTAGCACATTCCACGACATTCGGCTGGTTGTTTGGGCTTCCTCAACCCAACACACATCAACGCCCTCATAGGACTTGACGTTTGCCACATTGTTCTTCAGACCGACAAAGCTGAACTCTGAGCCGTTCTTGCCCCGAATGCTTGTCTGCGTGATCTCATAAAACGTGCCAAGCCCAAGCGCCTCGATCTGGTCGCACAGTAGCTTGTGAACCGAGTCTTTAATGGATGTTTGGAACTCACGGGCGCAAAGCACTCGTAATGGGTTTTGGGCAGCTTTAATAAGCAAAGCCCTAGCAACACCCCATGACTTTGCCCCGCCACGACCACCGTATAAGACTTTGTAACGGGATGGCTTAAACAGGCACTC